AAAGGAAATAAAAATTTAATAGGATCACCTGCTTATTTTAAAGATTTAAGTCAACAAATATCTAAACTTGCTCGCCAAGGTGGTGCCAAAAATCCTATACGAGGAAATAAAAACTTAGTGGGCTCACCTGCTTACTATGATCATCAAAGACAAGAGCTAGAGAAAGCAATTAAAAGAGGAGGAGAAAGAAGTCCTATTGGTGGAAGAAAAGATCTTATAGGATCTCCTGCTCAAATTACTGCATCTGCAAGGGCTGGTGGTCCTCGTAGTCCAATACGAGGTGGCGCAAACATTGCAGGTTCTCCTCTTGCTCGCCTAGGAGGAATGAAAAGATTAGAGCAAATCGGTCTTGGTGCAGGTTTTCCGTTGTTGTTTGGAGGTGGAGCGGGATCAATTTTAGGTGGTGCCATAGGCGGAGCAATGGGGTCTTTTGGAGCGCAAATTGCGTTTAGTGCAATTGGACAGCAAGTTGATGCGTTTATTGCCAGCGTTGTAAACGTAGGAACAGCGCTAACTTCAGCTTCTGGAACAATAGAAATGTTCCGAGAAAAGAATTTATTTAGCAGTGATGCTGTAAAAGAACATGCTTTACAGCTAGAAGAACAAGGAAAAATGCAAGAACTCGCGACTGTTCTTGCCAAGGATCTTGCTAGCCAAATTGGCAAAAATGCTGTTGAAAGTTTTCAAGTTCTTGGCGACGAAACCAAAGAGTTCCTTGGAATCATCAATCATTTGTTTTTAGCTGTTCAAGGTTTTGTTGCTGGACCTTTGGCTAAATTTCTTAGTGCTATCAATACAGTTTTAGGTGGTGTATCAGCAGACATACAATTTGGCAGTCTTCAAGGATCTTTGACTGGAGAAGCTAGAGCTGAGTTTGACAAAATTGTTGCTGAAAAACAAGGTACTAGAAATTTAACAGCCAGGGAAAGGCAAAGAGCTATACGAAAGGGTGAATCTACTGATCCAGTCTTAGGCAGGCTTACATCAAAAGTAAAACAAGAAGTGCTGAAAGATTCAAGAATTGAAAAACTTCGCCAGACTATCGCTATAACGGGTCGGACTAATTTTGAAGACAGATTGGGCTTCAAGCCGCCTAAAAATGCAGCTGCAGAAAAAGCACGTCGCGAAGAAGAACGTCTACAAAAACGTTTAGCCAAGCTAGATCAAGAGCGTTTAAAAGTTATTGAAATTTCTAAATTTAAAGAGAAAATTGCACTTGCCGAAGCGGCTGGCGACGCTTTAGGCGTTGTTAGAATTCAAAATGAACAGAGACTGGAAGAAATCGAACAAGATAAATTAAAAAGCCTTATAAGTGCAACGACCGAAAAAGAAAAACAGGCAATAGCAGACCTTGCAGCGGCAAAAACAGAAGCAACTAAACTTGAAAATGCTCGCTTGCTAGCAGCAGAAGAAGCAAGCATTGCAAGATCACGAGAAGATTCACTGCGTCCTTTAGAAGAGCAACGTGCACTACTGGAAGCGAAATTAAACGGCAACGAGCAGGAAGTTAGAATCAAACAACAAATTGCAAACATTTTAAGATCAAACACAAATTTAAACAAACAAGAGGTTGAAGATCTTGTCAATAAAAATAATTTATTAGAAGAGCAAGTAGCTCAAGTTGTAAGGCTGGAAGGCTTGTATCAAAGTATTGGCTCTGCAATTGAAAGTGGCTTAGTAAATGGAATTATGGGAGCAATTGATGGTACAAAAACTCTTCAAGAAAGTCTTGCTGGCATATTAAAAGATGTAGGATCAATTGTATTGCAATTTGGCATACGAACTGGCCTTAATGCAATAAATCCCACCATGTTCCCGATGGCAGAGGGTGGATATGTTACTTCTCCAACTAATGCAATAATTGGTGAAGGTGGTGAGCCTGAATATGTTATTCCTGAATCTAAAATGCGTACAGCAATGTCGCGTTATTCACGTGGCAGTCGCGGCGAATCTGTTATTCCAGAATTTGCTGCAGCTGAAACAGTAGGAGCAAGCGGAGGCGGAACTGCTGTTGCTGCTCCAATCGATGTTCGCTACACAGTGGAGCGGATCAATAGCATTGACTACGTGACTGCTGATCAATTCCAGAATGGAATGCAGCAGGCTGCACAGCAAGGTGCTAAACAAGGTGAACAGCAAACCCTGAAGCGTTTACAGATGAGTGGCAGTACACGTAAGAGGATTGGAATATGAGCCAATACGCTTTAGGCCATGTCGTAACGATCAATGCTTTACGAGATGATCCAGGCAGCGATAAAGGGTTGTATGTGCAATTTCGTTTTCAGAACTTTTTCATTAATCAAGATATGACATACAAGAGTAATTCGTATGGTTTCGTACCGTTTGGTTTTTCTGGCGTAACCGTAAACCGTACAGGGGACGGCATGGAAGCTGATCTTGTCTTCCCGAACAATAATTTATCTCGCGGATGGGCAGTCTTAGCAATTAGAGATCATTATGTTGTTCAGGTCGAAGTTTTAATTGTAGACTCAACTAATCCATCTAGTGGCGTACATCGAAGTGTGCATAACTACACCGGTCAAATTACAGGCGGTACTTGGGACAACGTATCGCTAAATCTGCAACTCAGCTCAGTGTTAGATGCTGTTGGAACGGACATTCCAAGGCGTGCTTTAACCAAAAAACTTGTTGGTAATTTGCCAGTTTCTAGTAATGTCCGACTGCAGTGATCTGATTGGAATGCCGTATCGGCTTGGTGCTGACGGTAGTGATGGTCATATCGATTGCATCCATCTTTGCTATCGGGCATTGGAGCGGATAGGTATTGACGCGCCACCGTTTAAGCAGAACTGGTACGAGGCAAGCAAATGGGAAGTGTGCCGGGATCTAATGCGGTGGGGTTTGCGAGTTGAAAAGCCTGCGTATGATGGGGACATTCTGCTGCTCCCGCAGCAATCCTGGACATTCGCAGTCACATGGCAAAAAGGGATTCTCTATATCGGCCCGATGACACAAAAAGTGCAGTGGTCATTGGTCCAAGCATTTACGACGTACCACTGCTTCCGTACGAAAGGCAGCTAATTGCGACGATTGGGATAACTGAAGAAGAGTATCGAGCATTTACGGCTGAGGTTAGAAGACGTGGAGCGGTAAGACCAGCAGCCTACGAAAACATTCCTGATATTCAGAATGCGCTTGTCACGTCTGGCGCAGTAATTGCCGCGACGTACTTAGGAGGTGGAGCGGCAGCAAAAAGCGCGACTACAGTAGTTCTTACCAATTTGGCGATTGGTTTAACTTTAACTGGTATTTCATATCTCCTTACACCAAAGCCAAAGATGCCACGCGCCCAAGGCGGTGGTCTTAAAGATCTTGGCAGCATTACAGGAGCCAATCGCTTTACGCCTTCACGCGGCTTTGAAACGCTTGCAGAGTTAGCAGATTATGCCTCGCCTGTTCCCATAATTTTTGGTCTTTACAAGAACGATATTGGCGGAATGCTGGTAACGCCAAAGCTGATTTGGTCGCGGATGTTTAGCCATGGAACGTCGCAAAGAGCCAAGCTTATGTTTGTTGTCGGTGAGCAAGGCGTCAATGATATTGGCATTGACAAGCCAGATTTGGAAGGGATCTTCCTAGGGAACAATGCGTTGGATGCAATTTTTGACGATAATTTTGCTTTTTACTGGCACAAGGCATCCTTTCCAAGCAACTTTCGCATTAAAGGCGGTGACATTCAATATGGAACGCGCAAATCGTTAGATTCTGGCGATCCAGAAATTAAAAAAAGTGATGATGTTTTTGACGTTGAGGATGCAGGAGGTTTTGAGGCAAATCAACTTTTTTGTCACGCTTACACGCCTTCAAATTCTGCAACGTTTGGGTGCCATAGTCCAATTGCAAACGGCACAAACGTTAGGGTCAACTATCAACTTAATCTTATCGCCGAAGATAGTGATCAAGACCAAAAAAAAGTAGTTATATTGCAGCGAATGAAAGTAATGGGGGAATCTGGAGCGGTTGATGATAATACACCAATTGGCAAGTCCTTGAGAGACAGAGGCGTTATTCCAAAAGATGCAGACAAAGACGAACGAAACAGAATTATTGAAAAATTTCATGACGGTACTGGAAGAAATTACAGTCCACGCATGGGAATTATTGAGTACAACGGTACAAAAAACAACGACACTAATAAAACATTATTCATCAACAAAACGTTTAAGACTGTAATTTCAAACGTAGCAAAAGGCGACGAAATTGTATTTTCAATCCAAAACTCAAGAATACCTGAGGACTTTTACGAAAGAGAAGAAGGTGGAGCGCCTGTTGACGACATTAATTCAACAGTTGCTTCATTGCAAGAAGAAGCTGACGGTGCAATGCAGCTTGGCGAGCATTTTATGATTGGTGGAAGTGTTTGGAAGGTAACACACAGAAAGCTGAAAAATTTTGAGCCTTCAGACGAAGAAGGCAAAGATCAAAGAATAACATTAAAATGCGTGGATACATCAACTTCAAAATTTAAAAAAATTGGCATCGTTAGTAAAGATTTAGTTGTTGACCCGCAAGGTACTGGCAACGCATTTATAGGAGATAGCGGTATTGGTGATCGATCAATTAACGTTGGTGAAGGATTTTTCCCTTTGACGCAAGTTGCAATCGCAACTATCAAGAACAACAGGCCAGCATTTATTACTGAAGTTGGGCTTAAGAGCACTGTATTCCAACGTTTAAACGGGCTGTGCAATTTTCAAAACTTGCCTTCCACAGGAGAAGTGAAAAATTCTGAAAAGAAAAACATTCAAATTAACAATGGAACGATAAGTGCAACAATTCGTCGTTCTTCCATGTTTAGAATTTATGCTAGAGACGCCAGGGACAATGGGTCTACCTTTGAGCCGTTCCCACAAATTTTTGTAATTCAAGGCCAAAGCCCAAGCGCCCAATACAATTACATAAAATTCATCAATGAGGATGAGCAGCAACGCTTAACAGAATTACAGCGTCAACTTGAATTTAAGTTTGTTCCTTTCCCTTGCTCTGAGTTTAGAGCTATTGCAAATACAGACACAAATTTTGAATTTGTTGTTTTAGACCAGTCAGCAAGCACTGCTGACGCTGTTGGTTCCAATTTGGTTCAAGTAGGCCCTGAAACACTAACCAATGGACTTGTAATTACAATCAAGGTTTCTGGCAGAAAATTTAATGACAAGACGGGGCTTAATGGTAACAATGAATTTAAAAAAGCCCCTAAAACAATTTCCGCTATTGAAGAGCCTACTTATCCAGATAAAGCTGCTTTTGACTTTCCCTCTCCTCTTGCAGCAAACGGAAACATTGCAGAGGTTGGTCAACAATTAAGCAGACCAACTGAGGAAAGAAACATTGCAAATGCAGGCATTAATACAGGCAAGCAATCTGCTTTCTTTTATGCAATTGCTGGAAGTGCGGACAGCTCAGACACGAAGGTAAATCGTTATATTGTCGCTAAAACGTTTGAATACATAGACGGCAAGCAAGATAAATGGTTGCATTTGGAATGGAAGATTAGAAAAAAGGAAAATAACACTGCATCTTATTCTGGCGAGGAATTTCGTTGGGCATTTGACGATACTGATGGTTCCTCAAGAGTCACTGTGTTAGGCAGTGGGGGAGGGTTTTCCGAAGGCGAAATAATTGAAATCAAAAGAGGATCTGAGAGTACTGATGTTGCAAGTGGTCAAACAAATTATCCAAGCACAAACCCGTTTGTTAACAACAATCCTGATGGAACAATGACGTTTTCAGGCATAAGATTTGTAGTAAATACGATCACTGAAGACGTGGAGTTGCCTGCCAGGTCGCAGGCATGGCGTTACGAAGTTTTTGGAGCGATAGGCAACCTTAAGGCTGGTGAGAAAAAAACTGTTCCAGAATTCGTTTTTAACAAAGACTCGAAAAAAATTACTGTTGATTTAACGGCCACGGTCATAGACTTTAAAGCTCCAATTGTTGGTCAAAGCCAAGGCTGGGCAGATGGTAAAGTGACTAAAATCTATGAAGGAACAGATACATCAAGAGGTGAATGGGAAATTGATGAACAGTTCTCTGACAATCGCGCTGTAAGCAGCAACAATCCATTCCGCACTTTGTATGACTTTGTTGGGCAAAACTATAAAATTAACAGCGTAAAAACAGAGCGAACGACTGACCCTGTGTCCAGCTCGGAGCTTGATTTTGCATCGCAATCGCAAGTTTCAGACATCAGTGCCTACCGCAATTTTGTTGAAAAATCAAACAACACAGCACCTGAGCATGAAATTGTTTACATAAACGAAGTGCAAATTAATGACAATGTTGCCAATATGCTCAACCTTACTCTTGCTGGTTTTTCACTTAAAGCAGGACGGAATTTTACCGCTCTTGATCAACTGCGAGTGTGGCTAAAGGATGGGATACCAGTGGAGCGGCTGCATCCAACAGCAGGTCTTGCGGATTCTTTTTATGGCGATACTGCAACTCATGGCCCTAGCAATCTGCTGACAGATTTGATGTATTTTATGTTTACTGATCAAACCGCTGGAGCGGGTGGTTTGCTGGGGATGGATGACAGCAGAAGTTACATGGTTGACAAAGAAGATTTAGCTCAAACTTCTAAGTTTCTTGTAAAAAACAATTTGTTCTTTAACGGTCCAATCGTCGAGCGCACAAACTTAAGGCAGTTCTTCAGTGATATTGCGCCAAGTTTCTTATGCAGTTTTTCAATAGTCAATGGCAAATTCTCATTAAAACCTGCTTTTCCGGTTGACAGCAATGGAGCTATAACCGATGGCTCCATCAATCCAGAAGCTTTTTTCACTGCTGGAAACATTCTTGAAGATAGCTACAAGATTGAGTACCTTGGAGCGGAAGAGCGTCGTGCTTTTAAGGCTGTTGTTCGGTACAGGCAGGAACGCCCTAACCAATTACCTGAAGAAGTATCTATTGAGGTAAAAGGAATTGACGACATTGGACTTTACTCTTCTCCTGGCACTAGCTTGCTACCTCAGGAAGAGTTTGATTTAACACAGTTTTGCACGTCCAGAGATCATGCGGTTTTGGTGGCTAAGTATTTTCTGGCCTTGCGAGCATACGTAACTCATACAATTAACTTTTCTACAACAGCAGAAGGATTAAACATTGGCGCTGGATCTTTCATCAAAGTGACGACAGAGGCAACTCCTTATAGCTCTGCAAACACTGGAACAGTTGACGCAACTGGGGTTATTACAAGTGTGCGAGACATGCCAGATGGAGATTATTCTATTACTTATTTTAGATCAGGAGATGGAGAAATTGAGACCGGCACTTTAATAGTTTCAAGCGGCAGGGTTGAGGACTCTACATATCACAATATTTTATTTACTGTTACGGCCAGCGAAGTATCTCAAAACATCTATGTTGTTGAGCAGTTGACTTTTACTCAAGACGGCATTGTTGATATTGTTGCGTCTGAGTATCCTTGCGACAGTGAGCAGCGAAGTAAAATTGCCTTGGCTGCACTAAGATCTGATGACGACGGTTGGAGCGTTGAATCATGACTTTCCCAATCACTAAGACAAACGGTGGCGACTTAGTGCCCAGTGCTCGCACTTTTGAATCAGGCGATTTTCCGGTCAAGACTTACAAGGCTCAAAACGGTGCTGAGCATAGAATTTTGTATGGCGATAAGCGCACTAACATGAAGCTGTCGCTTACCTATGCAAACATTCTTGATGCAGATGCTGAGTTGTTTTTAGATCATTATGACGACGTTCAGGGCACGTTCCAAACTTTTCCTCTGCCAAGCATCAATGGAGTAAATCCAACTCGCGGCGGATGGCAAGGCAATAAAGACGCTTTGGGTGCTCAAGCCCAGGACAATGACTATCGCTATGAAGGGCCGCCACAGGTTACACAGGTAGCTTCTGGGCTTAGCACTGTTACAGTGAATCTGATTGGCGTGCTCTGATGGCTTATTTCACTGGCGCTACCGGCAAGCTGTTTTTAAATAACACGACCACAAACATTGAGCGTGAGATCGCTGCTGTGCAGAATTGGAGCGTTAGTTCATCGGTATCTTTAGTTAGCACAAAAACTTTAAGTCAAACAGATGACGTTTTCACTGCTGTAGGAAGATCAACGACTGGTAGCTGTCGAATTTTGTATTACCAAGAAAATTTAGGGGAAAAAAGCTCTAACAATAGTGCAAGCACTTTTTTGAACAAGGTGCTTAAGTCGCGTGACAGCGCAGCCGGCATTCCTAGTGGCGCATCGCTTGATCAAAATGATACTGATAGCTCATTTAACACGTTTCGCATTCGTTTAAAAATTGACGACGGAACAGGTAACGGCAAATTTATTGATATGAGAGTTTTTATCACAAATGTTTCTTTGTCAATGTCTGTCGGTGACGTTGTAGCAGCAGACATTCAATTCCAGTGCCAAGGCTCTCCAATTGCGGTTGACATCTGATGAGCATTTACCTTGGGACGCATGGCAAAGTTGAACTACGTCGAGAGTTCGACGGTAACGATTTAGTTTCAACGGTAAACGTTGGCGACGTTAATGTAACGCGAAAGCGGTTAAGTTTTGATTTTAAACTTGGTCAGTTAATAACTGGCGATCAGGTTGAAATTACAAGCACCAACGGCGCTGCTCTTTCTTTTTTCAATGGTTACACAAAAACAGGTATCAAGCGATTTATCAATGTTGATCCACTTGGCGGCATAAGGTTTTACACGACATTTGCCAACGCTGTAAATGGTGGAACGGCAAACGCTGATGCTTTAGCAACGCCAGGGGCAAACATTCCAATTAAAGTTGTTGTGCAAAATTCTGATTTTCGCGTCATTGCACAGGTAAATAGCTTTGAGCTAAATACGCAAAGAGAGGTAATTGATACAACAAATTTGTCTGACAGCTTTCGCAGTCAAGTCAGCTCTTTAATGTCTGGCTCGGGAAACATGAGTTGTTTTTGGGAGTACACAGGAGAAACCGTGCAAGACTTGCCAATGTATCTCTTGCAGTTGATACTTCGCACAAAAGTTGGCAGTCAGTTTAGGGCAAAATTTTATTTAAAATCAAGCGGTCATAACCCAAGTGGTGTTGTCGCTAACTTGAATGATGAGATTTTTTATGAATTTGATGGTGTGCTAACTGCGTGCGCTTCGCAGTTTAGCCCTTCTTCAACGGTTCAATTCACTGCTGATTTTGTCACTACCGGAGAAATCGCATTGAAAGTCAGCCTTGAAAGCACCGATAAGATCTTGCAAGAGGACAGCGACGACATACTCTTGGATCAGGACGGCACAGCTAAGCTGTTGCTTGAAAGCTCAGACACTTAAGCCCTGGAGGCTAGTCACCAATGGCCGATCTTAAAATCAGTGACCTTTCAGCTCTGTCTGGTAGCGACTTGGTTGCTGCTGATGAGCTTGCCATTGTTGATGACTCAGCAAGTGAAACCAAGAAAATTACGGTTTCGAACCTGATTGCAAACGGTGTCACGCTAATCAGTGATGACGCGATCCCTGGAGCCAAGATTTTATTTGGTGCGGGGGACATTGCTACAGCAGCACTTGCTGACTCTGCTGTCACAGCAGCAAAGATTGGTGCGGACCAAGTAACGGCAGCAAAAATTGCTGACAACACGATTGTTAATCTTGTTTCAACGCTGCCTACTTCTGGTGACTACACAGGCCAGCTGGCGTTGGACACCGATGATAATTCTCTGTATGTGTATAGCGGCAGCGCGTGGTTGAACACTAAAGCGCCAGGCTCTGTTAATGCTTTTACTGACACGACGTCAGGCATTATCAATATCACCACAGCTGTAAGCAGTGGAACGGCGACGATTACAGCTTTACTTGATAACACTACTTCTGCCGCACAGTTTTTAGCTGGACCTGTTGGATCTGCTGGGGCTGTTGGTTATCGCACGATTAATGGCGGTGACTTGCCTACAGCTCAAGCCACTGCAAAAGGTGGTGTTATGGTTAATGGTGGTGGGCTTACTTTAAGCACCGACACGATTCAAATTGACAATAGTGTCACTGCAAGCAGCGTCAAGCATCTTGTTACTTATAATGCTAATGGTTTAATTACTGGCGGCAGTGCAATTGCATCGTCAGATCTTCCTGTCGCAACAAGTTCTGCCAAAGGCGCAGTTATTGCTAGTGACGGTCTTGCTGTTGATTCAAGCGGTAATTTGTCAATAGACAACACAGTTACTGCTGGGACATACACCAAAGTTACGGTCACTGCCAAAGGTGTTGTTTCTTCGGGTAGCACTTTAGTTGCAGCGGACATTCCTGATCATTCTGCGGCAAAGCTAACTTCTGGAACGGTTGGTTCTTCTTTGATTGCTAATGATGCAATCACAGCCGCAAAAATGGCTGATCAATCAACGACAAAGTTTGGTGGCGCTCTTGGAAGCGATAACGTAACCATCTTCCCCAGTGGAGATTTTAAAGGTCAATTCTTTTATGACGAGACTACCCAAGATTTATACATTTACACGGGGTCTGCATTTGTACCAGTAACAGTATTGTCCGGCAATTTGGTTAATGCTGGTGCCTATAACGCCAGCACTAATCAAATGAGCAGTGTGACATCTGCTGGCTCAGCCGCTGGATTTTCTGTAGGAGCCGCATTACCTGCACCTGCAGTGACAAACCTGAACCATTACGTTGTTGTTGCCACAAGTGGTACGGGGTCTGGCGCAGCACCTGCAGTTGCCTTAGCTCCACCTGACATGTTGCTGTCACAAGGTGTAGGCACTGAGTATTCATTGATTGACGTTTCAAATGCAATTGCAGGTCAAACAGCCAGCAATATCTCGCTAATTGCTGCTGGTGACATTGTTGCTACTGATGTGCAAGCTGGCATCCAAGAGCTTGACACTGAAAAGCTGCCTAAAGCTGGCGGCACAATGACTGGCAACTTGAACCTTGGGACTAGCACCAATGTGGTGTTTGAAGGTTCATCAGCTGATGATTATGAGACAACTTTAACGGTCACTAATCCAACAGCTGACCGCACCATCACGCTGCCAAATGTCACTGGAACGGTAGTAACAACTGGCGACACTGGCAGTGTTACTAGCACGATGATTTTAGACGGAACTGTTAATAACGGTGATATTAATGCTAATGCTGAGATTGCAGTTAGCAAGCTTGCAAACGGTACTGCGCGTCAATTACTGCAAACTGATTCTGGTGGATCAGGCGTTGAATTTACGAGCAACGTCGATGTACCTGGAACGTTAGATGTAACCAGCGGAGCAACGTTTGATTCAACAGTTGCTGTTACTGGGTTGCTTAGTGCTAATGGCAAGTTGGCATATCCAGCGGGCTCAGCTGCTGCAGTCAGTTTGTATTCAGGATCTGATACTGACACTGGTATTTATTCGCCAGGGTCTAATCAGTTTGGGATTTCGACAGCTGGAACGTCAAGAGTTGTTGTTGACAGCTCTGGCCTTGTAAAAGTTACAGGCGGGATCCACGTAACAGAAAATGTAACTCCTACGGCTGGCAGCGGTATCGAAATATTTAAACCCACAAGCACTACTGGACAAATACAAGCATATAACAGAAGCTCAAGTGCTTGGATGGATTTAATCATTAAAGGCAATACCCAACAATTCCATGTAAATGGAAGTCAGCGGATGTTACTCGATAGCTCGGGTAATCTTGACGTTGGCGGTCCTGCCTCAAATAGTTTTACTTCTGGAGCGCGAATAAGTTCTGGCGGGAAAATTGCATCGTATGTTAGCAGTTCAACTACGGGAACTGACCAACGTATTTATGTTTATAACGGCAGCACTGCTTCATATGCTGCAACCATTAATGCAAACGGCTCGGCTGTTTTTGGTCAAGCGCCAAACAATTCAAACGCTACAGGTGTTGGAATTCTTGACCCTGGTGGAGCTATTGCTGTGCAAGCTGATGGCAAACTTTTTAGAGGTCATGCTTATAGTAATGGCGCAGAAACCTCTGCAATTAGTGACGCTGGCTCGGCTACATTTGCTTCTGGTTCTATTCTTTTAGATTCAAGTGCCTTTATAAGCTCTGAGCGTACATTTAGTGGAGACTCTGTATCACAAGTTCTTGAAATCAATACAAGCACTAATAAATCTTATCTGCGTGGTTACGTAACTGGTGTTGGAAGTAGTGCCTTTGAAATCCAACGAGACGGCTCGGCTACATTTAATGGGATATCCACTCCAGGAGCAACAACAGTCCTCGACACAGGCAACCATGGTGTCAGAATCGGCTTAGGCGCTACTGGCACAAATATCCCAGGCTTAATTGCTGCCAGTCGTGACGTAGATGGAACAGGAGTGGTTGCATATTTTACTGGCAATGCAGGTGGAATAGATCTCAAGGGCGATGGCTCGGCTGAATTTGATGGCAATGTTTTAGTTGGCACAACAACCAATGGCAGTACAGCCAAAGGTATTGCTTTACGTTCAACAGGCGAATTGCTGGTTAGCAGAAACAGTGGACCGCCAATGCTTGTTAATAGACTTACCGATGATGGCAGTTTGATTGATTTCAGAGGGCAAAATAATTCAGAGGGAAGCATTTCAGTCTCTGGTAGTACTGTTTCATATAACGGCGCTCACTTAAGCCGTTGGTCGCAACTATCAAACGGTGCAGACCGCATTGAAATCTTGCGTGGCTCTGTATTAAGCAACCTTGACGAAATGTGCGAATGGGCTTATGAGGCTCAAGATGCTGTGCTCTACACCGAAGAGGATGAGCTTCCTGAAGGTGTCAGCGTTGGAGATGTAAAAACACCCGCTCGTACTGCAGGCAAGGAAGACAATGAACAGCTTAACCGAATGAAAGTAAGCGATGTTGAAGGTGATAAAAATGTCTCCGGTGTGTTCCAATCTTGGGACGACGACGATGACACTTATACCAACGATTTTTATTGCGCGATGACGGGTGACTTTGTTATTCGTATTGCAAAAGGAACAACAGTTACTCGCGGAGATCTATTGATGTCTGCTGGTGATGGAACGGCCAAGCCTCAAGACGATGACATTGTTCGTTCTAAGACGGTTGCAAAGGTTACTAGCACCACAGTTTCAGAAACTTATGCAGATGGCAGCTATTGCGTGCCTTGTGTATTGATGGCTTGCTAACGACAAATCGCCCCGTGGCAACGCGGAGCTTTCCATTTACACTGATCCTGCATTCGTTTAACTATGGCAAACACCTACGTTTGGAAAATCGGTCAATGTGATCGCACTTTGTCTGATGGCATGATCAACATGCTCCACTACACAGTGAACGCCACTGATGAAGATGGTGTGTACGTTGGAGCATATGGCTCAGTTGGCCTTGAACCTGGGGAGGCTGACAAATTTATTGCTTATGACGACGTAACAGAAACGCAAGCTATTTCTTGGGCGCAAGCCGCTATCGGTGGAGCGGACAAGGTTGCTGAAATTCATGCAGCATTGGATGCACAGCTTGTCGAAAAGAAAACTCCAACTAAAGGTGCAGGAGTACCTTGGAGCGCCTAATGCAACGACCTGATCCAATGATTCCGTGTAAGCCTGGTGCGGAAGATGTCGAATCGATGTCTAACCGCACCACATGGCTAGAGGAGTTGTACTTCTTAGATGGCCGTGACCAAGCAGACCATCCTCAACGTGGTTTGTTTACTGGGTTGTCTGAGAAGTATCAAAACCTGTCTTCCACTGACGGTTATTGACGGTCTGCCAACACAGTGACACACTCTCACAACTGTCACAGTGACAGTTCCAGTAACCTGTCAACGGAAAACGTTCAGTCTCTTCCTAATGATCAAATCTCTGATTGTGAGTGGTGCCGTCGTTACGGCAGCTGCGCTGGCATCTCCTGTTGTCGCAGGCCCTTACGTGAACATCGAAAATAACGGTGGTTACGCTGGCGGTGATTTCTTGGGTAGCACCACAGATTTCCACGTTGGTTTTGAAGGTTCTAGCGGTGTTTACAGCTATTACGTTCAAGGCGGTCCTGCTTACACCAAATTGCAGGACGTAGACGGTGAAACTGAGCTGTCAGGCAAGATTGGCGGAAACGTTCAAGCCACTGACAACTTTGGTGTTTATGCCGAGCTTAGCTTCATCACTTCTGATGATGATCCGAACTATGGAACCAAGCTTGGTGCAAAGTGGAATTTCTGAGCTAGCTTATAGCTGAGACGTGTTCGCCCTCTCCTGGTCTCACACAGCAGGAGGGGGTTTTTTCTTGCCATGCAAAAAGTTTTCAACGTTTTGTCTGTCGCATCCTTTGTGATGAGCGGCGCAATGGTTATTGGAACGGTGGTTCTCTATACGCGAATTCCATCAATGACCAAGCTTTACATCAGTGAGTTAAAGCTAGAGCTAACTGAACTGGTGCTGAATGCAATGCCCAAGCAAATTGAAGAGGCGATGCCAGAGTTACCAACAAAAACTGGCTTGCCGATTAAGTTTCCATGAGTGATCAGGTCAATTCACCGTCCCATTACAAACAAGGTCGCATTGAAGCGATTGAAATTATTGAGGATGTAGTTGCTGGAGCGCCTGAGCCTGTGATGGGTTATTTGGTAGGCCAAGCGTTGAAATATTTGTTACGTGCTTGGCATAAGGATAATGCTGGCCAAGACCTGCAAAAAGCAGCGTGGTATTTGAACCGTGCCATTGCCAGACTCAATCCCTAGGTGACCATTCTGGTATTTGCAGTTGGATCGTCGTCATCATGTGCTTCTGGCCCAAAGCTTTCAGCCTTAATTTTTGCCATATCAGGTTCTGGAGCGGGAGCTTCTGTTTTTTGCTCAAATGATGCAAGCCATTGACGCAAAGCATCTCCTGTTGGGGTTTTTGGCGGCCATTTAACAAATTTCAGCAGCGCCTTCGGATCAGTGAATAGTCTTGATCTCTTGCCCGACAAACAGGTGTAAACGTAAGGCGGCCCTTCGCGTTGCTTGGTACGTTCAATCCAAAGCTCGCCTGCTGTAAACCGTTCAGACTTCATGCCAGAAATTCCTGAGATTGGGATTGGAGCGGTAAACGTGCCGGTTATTCCGGCTTGGCGAAGTATGCCGCCTCAAAGCATTCCCACTGAACCGCCAGTCACTTTGCAGCTTGGCTTTCCAGTTATTCAAGTGCCTGGTTGCGTTGAGTCTCGCAATACACAGCCAGGTAACCAAAAGGCCTATGACAACGACCCGAAGGGCAACTTTGTGGTTTGCGATGGAACGATGCCGTCATTCAAGCCATTAGATTTTTCACCAGCACTGCAACCGCCTGAAGGTGTAAAGCCGCCAAAGCTAGATACTGGAGAGGATAAGCCGAAAGAGACAGCCAAGACTCAATCGGCCATAAACCCCCTGCCAGCTGCTGAATCTGGCATTCCTATATTACCGGAAGAATTGCCTTGTCCACCCCCTGATGCAATACCTATAGGAGCAAAAAATAAATTACAAACCGCTGTAATCGTTGGGTATGAGGTGGTTGATGGCAAGTGCGAGCCACAGCTTGAGTTATTGCCTGTAGCAAAGATTGTCGGTAACTATTTACCTGGAGCGCCTGTTGTCATGACAACTGCAGCAATTGCAGCAGTGGCAACAACTAGTGCCATTGTTGCAAAACCTTTAGGAGATTTTTTGCTCAAAGCAGTCAAGCCAATTGTGAAAAAGACAATTAAAAAGATCAAGGAAAAACTTACCAAAAAAGTGGTTATTGAGTCTGCTTTTGAGCGTCGGAAGGGGCAACGCGCTTTGAGGAGGTAGGAATTGAATGTGTGTGGGGCGGTATGACTCCAGGTGGATTAACTAGGACGACATCAGCGCAGATTTTGGCGTAAGGCGAGTCAGGATGAAACATGACGCCCTCCTTCATAAGGTTGGCGCAGTTCTTCAGTCTTGCGATCTCGTAATTGAGCCTGGAATCAGCAAGCTTTGCATCTAATAACGCGACTTGTTTTTCTGCTGCTGCTCTGCATGTTCTGACGTGTGAGCGGTCAAGCGGTACTGAAATCGTTGCTGTAATCCCGCCATTAATTGAAAAGTTTGTTTTCTGGCCTGTTCTAACTGGTTTATAAAAAAGGATAGCGCCCGGATTATCGGGCCTGCCATCTGGGATGGCATTACCTTCCGAATCAAACGCGCCAGTAATATCGAGAGTATCAAAAACTGGGTCTGCATAAGTTGCCTCGTAAGGATCAGACCAGCCTGTTGTTGAGCTTATGAATGGGTTGATATTTAGCGTTGCACCTTGGCAACTAATTCCACCGCCATACGTCCAAGACATGTTGCGACTCGGTACTACTTGGACAGCCTGATTTGTGACGCTTCCGCTACTGTTTGCGACAGGAGCTGCAGTGCTACTTACCTGCGCTTGCACTGGAGCGGAAAGCAGCAAAAGCGTTGCTATGACTCGCTTCATTGCGTAAACGTACTTGTAGTTTCCGTAAGAGATTCGATGTCTGTTTCACGGTTAATCAGCGTATGGTTGACAAGCCCTGGCCCCATTAAAGTTTCAACGAACTGGAAGCTAGCTGCTTGATTTACTATGCGCCATTCTGGCTTTTGCGCTGGATCTAATCCTCGCCAAACACTTGCAATACCATTAGCAGTATTGGTAGTCGTGACTAAAGCCATAGGAGCAAGAGGCCCGTCTGGCTCTATGTTTGTTCCGCTTGCGCTGTACTCATAACCAGTCCTGTACTCGTAAGAGTTTATAACTTCAGTAACTTTTGTTTTGGTAGTTGTCGAAGAAGACAAAACCCCTTGCTGGAAGTTAGGGACCACAGGCACCGCTTTTGTTGGAGCGGCAAGAAGGATTAGCGAGAATACAAGCCAATACCAAAGCATCACTTGATCGTCAGTTCTTGAATAACTTGGCCGATTGCAGTAGTGCCAGAATTTCCAGCTGTAATCGTTAAAGCACCATCAGTTGCAATTGTTCCAGCCAAAGTGCCTGCGACCCCTCCAGAAGTTGTCGTTGTGCTGCCAAATATCGGGAGTGCTGGCACTACTCCTGATGTGACTGTTGTTGAGAGGACTGTCGGAACATCGTCTCCTTCTGTATAGCTTTCGCTGTAACTAAAAGCATCACCAGCAGTGGTAATACTGTACTCACCTGGAGTATAACCAAGAGCAGTCCCTGAAGTAAGAGTGCCGAGCACTGGCTCAGTACTAAGAGTGACGTTAGAGCCAGATACCGCAAATGAAGACGGTATTCTTGTGGCGACAGATCCCGCTCCATCAACTGACAAAGAAACTGACGATTGAATTTTATGGGTTATGTCTGCTTGTACTGGAGCGGCAAACAGTGTTGCTATTAATACAAAAAGAGAGCGTTTCATTTTGGTTTTGCCGTAGAGGTCTGTTCTTTGATTGTAGGCTCATCTTTTTTCTTCCTGTTGTTACCCACAGCTAGCCCGAAGGAAGCTGCTGTGCCACTTAAGATACTGGCTGGATAAGTTGGATCTAGGGACTGCTTGAAGACGCCAAGGTAGTTGGCAGTAAGAATTGCCATTGCCCAGCCAAGCAACACAACCTTAATTACGTCACCTAAGCGGGAGTTGGATTCTTCCTGTTCTTGCTTTTCAGTGATTTCTGCCATGATGGTGGAACGCTAGAGGTCGAATGGTGGTTGAAATCTGGGCAGCTGTAGCTGGAGCAAGCGTTGGCGTTGCTTCTGCTGGTCTAACGGGAATCAACCGCTCAAGCCAGCAAGGGAGGGATTCCTTGGTGCGTTTAACGACTGCTGTGGATAATTTAGCGGGCAGGATGGACATCCTCCACGCAGACATCAGGACTAGGGACCAAGAGATTTTTGCTCGA